GGTGCCATGAACATCGCGGCTCAGATTTTTGACCGCGAAGAGGCGGCCGTCGAAGTTTCGACTGAAGACGGCGACAACTTCCGTACCAACATGGTCACGATTCGCGCGGAAGAGCGCCTGGCTATGGCTGTGTACCGTGAAGAATCCTTCGTCCACGGTGAATTCGACGCGCCGTAAGGCTTCGACACCTCATAGGAGCGCACCCGGGAAACTGGGTGCGAATACCGATGCCAGACATCACTGTAAAAGCCATCAAGGGCTTCAATGCCGACGACCTGGATTCAGGCGAAAAGTATGTGAAGCGTGGTGCGGAATTCACCGTGGATGAATCGCTAGCCCGCGATCTCCGCCGTAATGGCCTGATCGAGGAATACGACGTGAAGAATTCCGCTTCCCCGGAAAACAAGCAGGCCCCAACCCCTTCGAATAAAGCTGCGCCAAAACCCGAACCCAAGAAAAAGGCCGACTGACCATGAGCGTGATCGACATCGGACTAGCCATGAAGCATCTGCTTGCAGAGCCTGAGGATCAGGACCTGGTGCAGTCGCAATTGGACGGCGCCGAGGAGGCTGCTCAGCAGTTCCTGCAACGCCGGTTCTTTGCCGATCAGGCCTCTGTAGATCTCGCAAAGTCCACCACTCTTCAGCGAACCCAGGCGGCTCGCGCCACTTATCGCGCGGCGCTGGTAGTAGCCGACGACCCTGAAAACTTCGAAGACCGCTGCCGGCTGCGCGAGCATGCGCGCCAGGCGCTGGCGGATGCCTTCAAAGTGATCGACATGGATGAGTTCGGGATTGTCATCAACAAGGGTATTGAGGCGGCGTGCCTTCTCAAGCTTGGGCACCTGTTCGCGAACCGTGAGGAGGTGGTGACGGGCACCATTGCCACAGAGCTACCACTGACAAGCAAGGCCCTGTTGATGCCGTACCGCATCCGGATGGGTGTGTAATGCGCGCCGGTCGGTTGCGGCACCGCATCGATATCCAGAGGCCGGTTGTGGAGCGCGACCCAGAAGACAACACCGAACTTCCGGTGAGATGGGAAACCGTCTGGGAGCGTTGCCCGGCGTCGGTTGAGCCCTTGAGCGCAAGGGAGTTCCTGGCGGCGCAAGCGACTCAGTCTGAGGTGACAGCCAAAATTGTTGTTCGGTACCGCGCGGGATTGCTGCCCACGATGCGTATCGTCCACCGCGGTGAGGTTTACAACATTGCCGGCTCACTGCCGGACAACGTTTCAGGCCTTGAGTATTTGACGCTGCCAGTCAGCAAGGGCGTAAACGATGGTCGATGAAGTCAAGTTCAGTTTGACCGGCATCGACAGTCTGCTCGGAAAGCTGTCCACCGTGAACGATGAGGTTAAGCGCAAGACTGGCCGCACCGCGCTTCGGCGTGCTGCTGAGATGGTTGCCAAGAACTTCAAAGAAGGTGCCCGGCGCTGGGATGATCCGGACACTGGGCGCTCTATTGCGGACAACATCGTCCTGCGTTGGAACGGCCGGCTGTTTCGCCGTACTGGTGACCTTGGCTTTCGCGTTGGCGTGCTGCACGGCGCGGTGCTGGTCAAAAACGGCAGCACCGAGAAAAGCGCACCGACACCGCATTGGCGTCTGCTTGAGTTCGGTACCGAGCATATCGCTGCTGACCCTGTGGCCCGCTCAGCCCTGGAAGATCATATCGGCGAAGTCACCAATGAGTTCGCCACTCAGTTCGAGAAAGGCCTCGACAGGGCAATACGTCGGGCCGAGAAGCCCGGGAGCAGCTGATGTTCGCACCAATCAACGCCGTGTGCGCCCTGGACGCTGGGGTCATCGCAGTCCTGGGCTCAACCCCGCAGCGCCTTTATCCATTCGGCGACGCACCACAGGATGGGCAAAAGCCTTACGCGGTATGGCAGACCATCGGCGGTGACCCCGAGAACTACCTGGCTGGGCGTCCAGACACCGACGGCTACACATTGCAGGTCGATGTGTACGCTACGACGGGGAAGGACGCCCGGGCCGTTGCCAGGGCAATCAGGGACGCCATTGAGCTGAAGGCCTATATCATCCGCTGGGGTGGTGAAAGCCGCGACCCGTCCACAAAGAATTACCGGTATAGCTTCGATGTGAGCTGGCTCGTTCCTCGATAACGCTGCAACCAAACCAACCCCGCCGAGTGCGGTTTTTTTATGCCCGACATTTGGAGAACGCCATGTCGATCCTTTCACAGGGAACTCAGATTTACGCCGCGGTACCCACTGCAGGTAATCCGTCGGTCTTCGAAGTTATGGAGATCGAGTGCGCCACCGCATTCAGTCCTGGCGGCAACCCTGCCGACCAGATCGAGACCACATGCCTGAGTGAGACGGTACGCAGCTATATGCGCGGCCTTCGAACTCCCGGCCAGGCCACACTCAGCCTGAACGCAGATCCTCGGAATGCATCGCACGTGCGCCTTCACCAGCTATCTGAAGACGACTCTATCGAGAGCATCCGCTGGGTTGTTGGCTGGTCTGACGGGAAAGGCATTGCTCCTACCATTGGCACTACAGGTTCTCTTGCGGCCATCAGTGTCTTGTCTGGCGGTACTGGCTATACCACGGCGCCGACAGTGGCGATCACGGGTGGTGGTGGCGGTACAGGCGCTACGGCAACGGCCATCGTTGCCGGCGGTGCGGTTACCGGTATCAACATCACATCGCCGGGCACCGGTTACACCAGCGCACCAACTGTCGCATTCACCGGCGGCGCAGGCTCTGGTGCTACCGCTACTGCAGAACTTGGTGATGGTGATGATTTCGTTCTTCCGCCAACTCGAACCTGGTTTGTTTTCGACGGGTACGTCTCCGACTTCCCTTTCGACTTTGCAGCAAACACCGTTGTGACCACCGCCGCGACGATTCAGCGCTCTGGCGGTTCCGCTTGGATCCGCAAGACCACTTAAGGACAAGCCATGAAACTCAGCATTGAAAGCCTCAAGGGAATCGGTGCCTTCACCGGCGCCCCTGTGAAGAAAACGATCAAGTGGGAGCAGGGTGGCAAAGCCCTGGAGGGCGATGTCTTTGTGCGACCGCTGGGATACCGGGCTGCGGTCAGCGACTTGATTGCATCCGCTGGGATGCAGGACGGCATCGCCGGCCGGATTGCGGCCAGCATTTGCGATGAGACGGGCGCACCTGTTTTTACTGTCGCGGATATCACTGGCGATGCAGACCCGGAGCGCGGATCTCTGGACCGAAACCTAACCACGGCATTGCTTACAGCCATTGGTGAGGTGAACAACCTGGGAAAGACCCAGAACTCAGCGACTACGACGAAGTCTGGCACGAGCTCGCGATCACGCTCTCCTGCACGATCGCGGAAGCCCAAGAACGACTGAGTCTTCCGGAGTTCAGGAGCTGGGTTGAGTACAGGCGAAAGCGCGGGTCGCTCAATTTGGGAATGCGTATAGAACGTGGTTGCGCACTGCTGGCCACGCTCTATGCAAACACCCATACGGACAAATCCCGCTACAAGATCTACGACTTTATGCCGCACGAGTCTGAGCCTGAACTGACCTTGGAAGAGGCTCTCGCAAGTTGGGCCTGAGGCTATCGAATAACCAAAACGAAACACTCTGGGGTAGCCAATGGCTTCGACACTCGGAACGCTGACGCTCGACCTTATAGCCAGGATTGGTGGCTTCACGGGGCCTTTGGACAAGGCCGAGGCAGCTGCGCGAAAATCTGGCAAGGCTATTGCGGATTCGGCTGATGTCGCCGCACTTGCCTGGGAGGCTCTAGGCCAAGTAGCTGCAGGTGCGCTTGCCGGGCTCTCTGTTGGCGCCATCTTCAGAGCCTTCATCGCTGAGACGCAGGCTGCTGAGAAAGAGCAGGCGCAACTTGCAGCTGTCCTTCGCTCTACCGGCGAGGCTGCGGGGTTTAGTCGTGACCAGCTAAACAACATGGCTGACGCCATGGAAAAGACCACAACTTTCTCAGGCGGAGATATCAATCAGGCGCAGACGGCGCTTCTTGCTTTCACCGGCGTAGTCGGCGAGCAGTTCCCAAGAGCTCTGCAGGCTGCTGCCGATATGGCCGCGCGAACAGGGATGACTGTACAGCAGGCGGCAGAGACGATAGGTCGCGCACTTGATGTCCCTTCGCAGGGGTTGACTTCACTGAGTAAGCAGGGATTCAGGTTTACCGAAGATCAGAAGAAGCTGGCCGAATCTTTCGAATCTACCGGGGATGTCGCGAGCGCCCAGGGCATCATCCTCAAATCTCTCGAGGAGTCATATGGAGGTGCAGCCGCCGCCGCGCGCGATACCTTCGGCGGAGCGCTGGATGGTTTGCGAAACGCGGTATCGGGGCTGCTGACAGGAGAGGGCAGCCTGGATTCCGCAAAAGCTGCGATCGAGGGACTGACCACTGTTCTTTCCGATCCTAAGGCTAAGACGGCCCTAAACCTCACAGCGCAGGCGGCCTCTGCATTGGCTGTTATTCTGGTCACACGGCTTGCCGCTGGCGCCATAGCAACGTCCTCGGCATTTGTGGTGGGACAGGTTGAGGCCGTGCGATATCAGCTGGCACTCGCTCGCATGGCTGGTGTGGCACCTGCCGCCGCCGCAGGCATCGTCAGTGTTGGCGTTGCAGCCCGTGGCGCTTCTGCTGCCATGGCTCTTCTTGGTGGTCCGGCAGGAGTGGTA